TGTGCCTGGCTGGGCAGCACGCAAATGCGGCGGGCACGACCGGACAGCCGGGAAAGACCGGCACCCATCCGCATGACGATTCCGCCAAGTCACCATCCAGATGTGACACCAACCCACAAGGACCGAACATGACCCAGTGGCACGAAACCGAACCGCGCACCCTCGAATCGGACGAGTTGCAAAACGCCCGCGCGCTGATCGAAAAGCTCCAGGGCCTGAACGCCAGCCTGCAGCACCAGGTAACCGCATTGCACACCGAGATCGCGCACGCCGACGAGCACGCGAAAGACCTGCTCGCTCAGCTCGCGCAGCAGGCCGACCCCGCGCCCGACATCGAAACCGTCCCCCTCGCCGACCTCCTCGAGGCCATCGGCACCTATCTCGAGCACGACCAGGCAGTGACGATCCGAGGCAGCTACGAGCCGGTGTGCCAGGTCGAGATCCACGCCATGGGGCTGACCTTCGCGGTCGACGCCAGCGAGGCCAGCAAGGCGCTCACCAAGCTCCAGGAGCTTGGCGGGCGCCTGGTGCAGGAGGCCTGAAGCATGACCACCACAGCAGGCACCACCCTGCCCACCGCCCCCGACCTCCTCATCGAGGCCGCCGACACCATCGGCAACCGTTCCGACGAGCGCGACAACGCCGACGGAGAGCGCTCGATGGCGCGCGCGGTACAGATGTTCAACGTGTGGCGTGGCCCGTCCAACCATCGCTGGGGGCTAGCCGAGGCCGACGGCTGGGCCTTCATGGTCTTCCTCAAGCTCGCGCGGGCCGCCGAGGGCAAGCACCGCCGCGACGACTGGGTAGACGGCGCCGCCTACATGGCGCTGGCCTGCGAGTGCATCGAGCGAGAGCTCGCGCTACCGTTCTGACCGCCGCCATGCCACGCACCCGCCACCCCTGGCCGCCCGCCGACGATGCGCTGATGCGCGCCGAGTACGGCCGCACGCCCACCCGCGAGCTGGCCGCACGCATCGGCGTTACCCCGGGCGCCATCAACCAGCGCGCGAAAAAGCTCGGCCTCGACGCCGGCCGCATCGTCTGGACGCCCGATCGCATCGCGCAACTGCGCGGCCTGTACGCCACCCACAGCGCGCAGGAATGCGCCGACCTGATGGGCCTGACCTACAAACAGGTCGTGCACGGCGTCAAGCGCGCCGGGCTGCGCAAGTCGCGCGAATGGAAGATCGCTCGCATGCGCGAGGCACACCAGCGAGGCACAGCCGGCGGGACGCAAACGCGGTTTGCTGCCGGTCACGCCACCTGGAACGCCGGCGTGACCGGCCTGGACATCGGAGGCAAGCAAACGCGCTTCCAGCCCGGCCAGCGGTCCGGACGGGCGATGCAGTTGTGGCGCCCGATCGGAAGCGAATCGATCGACGCCTATGGATACCCCGTCCGCAAGGTCTCCGACACCGGCCACAAGCCCACGGACTGGCGCTGGATACACCACCTGGTGTGGGAAGCCGCCGGCCGCGAGATCCCGCCAGGGCACGCGCTCACCTTCCGCGACGGCGACAAACGCAACGCCACGCTCGACAACCTCGAGCTGCTCAGCCGCGCCGAGCTGATGGCCCGCAACACCGTGCACCGCTACCCCGAGCACATCGTCAAGGCCGTGCAAGCCTTTGGCGTGCTCAACCGCCAGATCAACCGCCGCACCCGCGCGGCACAACCCGAGGACACCCACCCATGAAAACCATGGACGACCTGCGCAGCGTGATTTTCGACACGATCGACGACGTGCGCAAAGGCAAGCTCGACGCCGCCACGGCCAAGGCCATCAGCGAGCTCAGCCAGAACGTGATCAACAGCGCCAAAGCCGAAGCCGACTACGCGCGCGCCACCGGCCAGGTGGTGCGAAGCGGCCTGATCAGCACCGAACAGGCCGCGCCACCCCTCGCCGCGCCCGCCGCCGACGCTCTGCCGGCAGCCACCACCAGCGTCACCCGCACGCACACCGACCGCGGCACCGTGATCGAGCGCGAGGGCAACCGCACGCGCCACATCCTCAAGTGAGGCGCGCGCCATGACCACCGGCCTCCTCGCCTCGCTCATCACCAGCCTCGCCGGCCCCAGCACGCCGGCTGCACCAGCCCGCCCGCGTGCAAAGCCGCGCGGCATCCCGCCGCCGGACAACATCCGCAAGGCGCAGGCCGTGCGCATGGCCGCTGTCGCTGCCCGCTGCGCAGAATTCGATGCCGCCCTACTCGCTGCCTGCGCTTACGGCCCGAGATCGGCGACCTCGCTGGCACACCAGCTCAACACCAACCCATCGCGCATCAAGCGCGCCGCACGCCGGCTGGAGCGCCTCGGCCACGTCCGCGTCGTGGCGCTACCCTACCCGGGGCAGGCAAAGGTCTTCTGCGTAGAGGCGTGCAGTGCGTAGCCGCCGCCCGCAGCGCCCGAACATCGCCGACATGATGAAGGCCTTTGGCTGCATCGACGCCATGCTGTCGCGCCTGGCGCAGGGCTGGATTCACGAGCTCCAGGGCGCGGCCGTGTTCCTGAACCCGGAAGACGGCGTCTGGTACGAAATCCCCGAAGCGCTCGAGGGCTGGATCGCGCTGTGGGAGCGCATCGACGCCCGCTACGGCCTGCAGCTCGAGCTCGAGCCGATGCGCAAGATCGTCGCGCGCCTGCGCTATGGCACCCCCATCCCGCCCGGACTGGTTGCCCAGGCGCAGACCCTGGTCGACACGTGCAAGCGCGCCTACCGGCGGATGGACCTGTACGCCGTCGGCGCGATCGTCAAACCCCAGCTCATTGCCAACCACGCCGAGCAACTCGGCTTGACGGAGACCGCGCCATGACCCGCCGCCACTCCCCGCTGCAGCAACTCAAGGAAGCCAAGCAGATCGCCCGCGACCACGGCCTCTTCGTGGTCGAGCGGCAAGACACGCGGGGCATCACCACCTATCTGCTGTACCGCGGAACCTCGCCCCGCAACACCTTCGTCGGCCGCCGGCGCGACATCGGCGCGCTGCGCGCCATGGTGTGCAAGGCGGCGAATTTTCACTGAGGGCCATCGTCATGACCGAATTCCAGGAAACCGACCTCCCCCTGCTCGCCCCCAGCCCCACGAATCCGCGCAAGACCTTCGCCGACCTCGAGGGCCTGGCCGAGTCGATCAAGGCGCAGGGCGTGATGCAGCCGATCCTCATTCGCCCCTGGCCGGACGACTACCCCACGCCCGAGGGGCGCGACTCGCGGCCGTTGTACGAGATCGTCGCCGGCGAGCGCCGCTACCGCGCATCGCTGCTCGCAGGCCTCGCCACCATTCCGGCGCTGGTGCGCCCGCTCACCACCCGCCAGGTACTCGAGGCGCAGATCGTCGAGAACCTGCAGCGGCGCGACGTGACCGAGCTGGAGGAGGCCGAGGGCTACCAGCTGATGATGCGCGACCACGGCTACAGCGCCGACGAGCTGGCCGACAAGGTGGGCAAGAGCCGGGCGTACATCTACGCACGACTGAAGCTGACCGCGCTGTGCGCGGAGGCCAGACAGTTCTATCGGGACGGCAAGCTCGACGCTTCGCGTGCACTTCTCCTGGCCCGCATCCCCGTGCCTGCGCTGCAGGTGCAGGCCGCGCAGGAGATCCTCCGCGAGGGGCATTTCGAGGGGCCGATGTCGGCGCGCCAGGCGGCGGCCCACATCCAGCACCGCTACATGCTCGACCTGGCCAAGGCACCGTTCGGCCGCGACGCGCACTACGTGATCACGGTCGAAGCCGGTCTCGGCGGCAAAGGCCCGCTCGGGCTGGTGACGTGCGTCGAGTGCCCCAAGCGCACCGGCAACGACCCCGAGGCGTACCCGGGAATCGATCCAGACGTCTGCACGGACCCCAACTGCTACGCGGACAAGCGCCGCGCGCACCTGGGCCAGGCCGCGGCGCGCGCGCGCGAGGCCGGACACAAGGTCATCACCGGCGAGGCCGCCAAGAAGATCGCCCCGCATGGCATCTACGGCGCCACCGCCGGCAGCTATGTGGTCCTGGACGAGAAGGACTACTACGGCGGCCAGCTCCAGACCGCCCGCAAGGCGATCAAGGGGCAGGACGTGCCGATCGTAATGATCGAGGACCACCGCAAGGGCACGCTCGTGCCGGTGGTGGCCAAGCAGGATCTGAGCGAGGCGCTCAAGGCCGCCGGCATCAAGCCGAGCAAGAGCAACCGGGACCCGCGCGATCTGGCACGCGAGAAGGCGCGCAAGGTCGAGAAACAGTTCCGCCGCGCATTGTTCGACGCGCACCACGCGGCCGCGCGGACCGCGTTGAACGCCGCCACCAAGCCCGCCCTGTGCCGCGACGACCTGGCGCTGATCGCCCGCCAGTTCTTTGCCGCACGCGGGAGCGAGACGAGCAAGATCCTCGCGCGCATGTACGTGCCCGACGCGCCTGCACGCGGCCCCGGGGATAGCGAGTATCAGGACGAGGACTACCGCCGCTGCCGGCGGCTGACGGAGATCATCGACGAGGCCAACGCGGCCCAGCTCATGCTGCTGCTGCTCGATCTGGCGCTGGTGGGCACCCTGGACGTGCCCACGTACACGGACGACATCGCCACACCGGCGCCGCTGGTCGATGCCGCCGTGCGGGCCGGGCTGAACGTCGACAGGATTCGAGCATCGATGGCGGGCCAGGCTGGGGCGGAGAAATCAGCGCCTACCCCTCCCCAGGCTGCTCCGGCGAGCGAGTGCCCCGCGCCAACGTTCGAGGCTGGCCAGCGCGTGAGGATCCGGCCCGGTGCGTGCTGGGACAACGGCAACCCGATCGATCCCGATGACACCCCGGGAACGATCCAGGGCACCGCCAACGGCGATGGCTATGACGTTCTGTTCCAGAACGGGGTGCGCCGCCACTACATCCCGGCGATCGCGCTCGAACTCGCGCCTGAAGGTGTTTCTACCCCCGAACAGGCTGCGCCGGCCGGCGACGATCCCGCCCAAACCCAGAAGGCCAAACCGGCCAGCCGCGCGAAACAGGCTGCGCCGGCGCGCGCCGTGAAGCCGGCGAAACCCAAGAGCCAGGCCGCTGACGCGGCGAGAAAATCGAAGGGAAAGACAGATGAGTGTGGCCGCGCTGCGGCCGGAGGAAGTGACAGCCCCCGCGGCGATCCGCCGGCCTACCGCTGTCCGAAGACACTGGACATGCTGGAGGCCGCATCGTGACACTGCCGACAGAACGCGTAGCCCCCCTGGGGTGCCGGCAGTGCGCACACGTCGTCCTGGTGCGGCACGAGCGCTCGGGCCGAGTCGAGCACCGGGACTACTGCGACCACACGAGCGGCGGGAAGCCGATGCACGAAGGCTGCCCCTGGTGGCAGCCGAAGCGCGAGGGCAGAGCATGACCCCCGCCCACCTCATCCTTGCCCGCCTGCTCGCCCGCCAAGCCGTACGCCGGCATTTGCAGCAGCAAACGCCCGCCAGACAAGGCGGGCAGCCCGAGCGTTCAAATCGACCCGTTCAAAGCGCGCCCGGCGCGCAGTAATCTCCCCCTACCATGCGCCCCGCCTGCTACCTCCGCTTCTCGTCCGACGCCCAGCGCGACGCCAGCATCCGCGACCAGCTCCGCAACGTCGAGGCCTACTGCACCCGCATGGGCTGGCCGACGCCGGCCGTCTATCAGGACCAGGCCATCAGCGGGGCGCGCAACGATCGGCCGGGCTATCAGGCCATGCTCGCCGCGGCCGAGACCGGGCTGGTCGACGTGCTTCTGGTCGACGACCTCTCGCGCCTGTCGCGAGACCACATCGAGAGCGCGCAGGCGATCCGCCGCTTGAAGTACGCGGGCGTGCGCGTGATCGGCGTGAGCGACGGCGTGGACACCGCGCGCAGCGGGTACAAGCTCGAGGCCGGCCTGCGCGGGCTGATGGGCGAGCTCTACCTCGACGAGCTCGCCGCCAAGACCCACCGCGGACTGATGGGCCAGGCGCTCGACGGGTACAGCGCGGGCGGCCTGCCCTACGGCTACCGCAGCGTGCACGACGGCCAGGGCTACAAGCGCGTGATCGACGATGCGCAGGCCCAGTGGGTGCGCTACGTGTTCGAGCGCTACGGCGACGGCGCCACCTGCCGCCAGATCGCCGACGAACTCAACCGTCAGGGGGTGCCCTCGCCCCGCGGCGGGACATGGGCACATTCCGCGCTCTACCCCGACAGCAAGGGCGTGGGCATGCTCGGCAATCCGATCTATGTCGGGCGCCAGGTGTGGAACCGGACCGCGTGGGTAAAAGACCCGACCACCGGCCGACGGCGGCGGACGATGCGCCCGCGCTCCGAGTGGGTCATCGTCGAGTCGCCCGAGCTGGCAATCATCGACCCGGCGACATGGCAGGCGTGCGAGACGCGCGCCCGCTCGCAGAAGCGCGACACCGCGGCCAAGCGCACCGCCGGCAAAGGTCCGGGCGGCAGCGGGCCGAAGTATCTGTTCTCGGGGCTGCTCCGGTGCGGGGAGTGCGGCGGCGCGTACATCATCATCAGCCGCACGCAATACGGCTGCGCCGCGCACAAGGACCGCGGGCCATCCGTCTGTGGCAACGCGCTCAAGGTCAAGCGCACGACGATCGAGCAGGTGCTGCTGGCCGGGGTGAAGGCCGAGCTGCTGAGCGACGACGCCTACAAGGCGTTCGAGGCCGAGGCGCGGGCGTTGCTGAAGGCCGAGCGCCCGGATCCAGCGCACGCACGGCGGCAGCTCGCCCAGGCGCAGAAGGAGCTCGACAATTTGATGGCGGCGATCCGCGCCGGGATCATCACCACGACCACGAAGCAGGCCCTCGAAGAGGCCGAGCAGCGAGCGCAGGCTGCGCGCGAGACACTGCAAGCGATCGAGCGATGGGAGCCGGCGCAGATCCTGCCGCGGGCGCGCGAGATCTATCGCGACCTGGTGGCGAGCCTCGAGGCGGTCGAGGACGTGGCAACTGCGCGCGAGGCCCTGCGGCAGATTATCGGGGATGTGAGGCTGGTGCCTGAAGACGGCGCGCTGACGGCAGAAATGCAAAGCCCCGGACTGGCCGGGGCTTTGCAAATAGCGTTGGTTGCGGGGGCACGATCCGAACGCTGCTTGCCGGTACTGAGGTTTCCTGGCTTGCGCTGATCTACCACGGCGCCCGGCCTCGTGACCCGGCGGCGGCGCGGCCAGGAAGCTCAGGAGATGAAGCGACCGAGCGGCCGGATTGAGTGCCTGCTACCTCAGCAGCGCCGCCTCGACCGCACGCCGGGTCACGAGGCCGGGCAGCTTGCGGCCACCGCCCCACACCCACTTTCCCAGTTCCGCCGCAGCACCGTCCCAGTCGCCGGCGTTGATCCGGCGCCGGAGTGTAGATGTCTGCAATCGACCGACGCCGAGGTTGTAGGTGAAGTCGACGATGGCGTTGAGCCGTCGCCAGTCGGCGTCGAGGAGGGCGAGCGGAAGCAGGCCGGGGCACTGGCGGAGCACACCGGGGGCATAGGTGCTGAGCAGCTCGGCCGCGAGCAGCGCGCGGGCGGCAGGCTCGGTGATCAGCGGGTCAGTGAGCTGCACGCGGCGGCCGTCGGCGTAGTGCGTGGAGCCATAGCCGATGGTGGGGACGCCGGCCGGGCAGAGGTAGGGGCGCGCGCGGAAACCTTCGAAGCGCCGGCAGAGCTCTTCGGCCAGGGCGAGGTTCACGCGAGGCCTCGCTTGGCGAGTGTGCGGTCCATGATCCAGTAGTTCACCACGCCGCACAGGAGCGTCATGTCGTCGGCGGTCCAGTGCCGCGCGAGGGCGTCGGCGATGCCGGTGCCGCCGTCCAAAGCGAGGCCGATGGATGCGGCCTTGACGGCGCCGTAGAGCACGAGCAGGTAGTAGGTCATGACCGGGCGCACGCTGGCCGACAGCGATGCGACCCAGCCGCCGGCGGCCCGCACCATGTCGGTCTGTTGCTGGATGGTAGCCTGGATGGCGGTGATGATGCCGCTGTCGATGGCGAGGTCGCGCTGCGCGCCGATCTCGTCGAGCTTGACTCGGCCACGCGCCTGCTCGAGCTGGCATTGGCGGTCGAACATGGCGAGCTCGTGGGCGCGCTCGTTCTTGCGGTCGAGCCACTTGAGCAGTTCGGGGGCGAGCCGGAAGGCGCCGCCGAGCAGCGAACCGAGCACGCCACCACCGAGGAGGGTTTCGATCATCACATCACTCCGATTGAGGCTCCGCGAGGGGATCTCGCGGGCGAAAGGGGGTTGCTGTTGGGCTGTCACCGCACCCGCTGCTCGGCCAGGCGGCGCCCCCATTCACGCACTTGATCGGCGCCGAATAGGCCGACCGATGCGCCCAGGAAGGTTGCCCAGCCGCTCGACATACCGAGCGCCTCGATGAGCCCCGCGACGCCCAATGCGATCGCCCCGCACAGCGCGGCTTCGAGGATGCGGCGCACCCACCGCGGCTCCTTTCCGTCGTGCAGGATCCGCAGGAGGGCAACCAGTGCCGCGAGCAGCGCTGCGCGGATCGGCTCGGGGAGCCCGCTCAGGAAGCGAGAGACCGTCTCGATTTCGTTATGCATGCCGATCCTCTGTGTGATGGGGTTGCGAAGTTGCCGGATCTCTGCGAAAGACAAAACTCATCAGCAGCCGCGTGATCAGCCCGTGGGCATCCGCTTTCCCTGCATGTGCTACCCATGACGTAACAGACTGACGCACGTGCGCAAGTTCGACTTCGCCGGCGGCGTAGCGCCGCTGCGCTTTCTTGAGCGTTCGCGCGATTCGGCGGATGCTCGCGCGGCGTAAGCGGCGGTGTGTTGGCCACATGTGGTACCCAAGAAAGTCCAACCCGCGGCCGCGGCCCGCTGACACTGGGAATACCTGCGTCTTGGAGTTGGTCTGCAGTCGCAGTCGATCCCATAGGAACTCCTCGATCTGCCTTCGAGTGCCGTGTAAGGCGGCCTTGTCGTGATGGACTACCACGAAGTCGTCCATGTACCGAATGTAATTGCGCAGATTTAAATCGTGCTTTACGAATCGGTCGAGATCATCCAGATAGACGTTCGCCCATAGCTGCGAAGTCAGATTGCCAATCGGCAGCCCACGCGGGGCCAGATCGTCTTGATCGGCAGTCGATGCGATGATTTCATCGCACAGCGCGAGAGTGGAGGTGCAAGAAATTCTCCGGCGTAGAAGTCGCCGGAGAATGCCGTGATCAATGCTGGCGAAATACTTCGCGATATCAGCCTTCAGGGCATAGAGTTGGCCATGCTTGCGTTTGACCTTGCGTAGCATGGCTTGGGCACGATCGGCGCCGCGGTGCGTTCCGCGGCCCGGGCGACAGGCGTAGCTGTCGGCAATGAAGCAGGCCTCCCAAAGCGGCTCGATGACGCCGACCAGGGCGTGCTGCACGACGCGATCCCGGAACGGCAGTGCCGCTACCTCGCGGTGCTTGGGCTCTTCGACCATGAAGCGCCGATACTGCCCAGTGCGGTATTCGCCCCAGATGAGCTCGTTCTGCAGCTGGATGAGATTGCCTTCCAGATCCTGCTCGAAACGGCGCACTTCGTGCCGGTCGCGCTTGCCTTTGCGCGCACGCAAGTAGGCAGCGTGCAGGTTCTCGAAGGCGTAGATCTGCGGGAACAGGTTGTTGTAGGTCTTAGCCATGGGCGTTGGGCGGCAGGGCCGAACGGCCGCGCGATGGCGCGCTACTGGAACGGCCTGCCTGTTGAATGTTTCGGCTTCGGGCGGGCGCCCTGGCCGAGGACTGCGCGTCCTTTTGAGGGTGTACTGTCGGCAGGCCCGGTAGGCGTGCCGCTTCGGACGATCCCCAGAAGCGGGGCGAGCGCCGACGC